GTCAAGATGGCTCAGAAGTATGGCAGCGCGGTTGCCAAGATGAATGCAGCGATTGCAGACAATGATGTGGAAGAATGCAGGAAGCGCTGTGAGGTTGTCGTGCGGGGGTTGCAGGCAATGGATCAGGAGGCCGAGCGTGTGGGCGCTCAGAAGGCGTGTACGGATGTCTGGGAGGTTGAGGTGGATGGCGAGCTATTCGGCATCATGCGTGACGGTAGAGGTTGGCGTGCGATCAAAGAGCAGCGGCCTGAGTTGGAGTTGCTGACGCTGCGAGAGGTTGCGTTGGCTTACCGTTACTTTCGGGAACACTGGATGGGGGAGTTGGAGAAGGCTGCCAAGCAATCATTCCCTGGGGCGGAAGTCATCGACATCAAAGGAAAAACATTTGATGATCCGATCCCTTGGTGATAACGTGATGGCACCTGATGGCGCAGAGCTTTACCCATTTCCTTCTGCGCAATCTGCCTCACTGAACTGGCCCAGCATTGCGCTGGGCCTTTTTTGTGGTACAGTTACGAAAAGACATTGAGGGATAACATGGCAAAGAAACCTGTAAAGATTAACGCAGACCTGATGCACAAGATTGCAGATAGGTTGGCTATTGGCGAAACACTCAAGGACATACTGAAGTCCAGCAACATGCCGACATACCAAGGTGTGATGCAAGCTGTGTTGCGTGACGAAGAGCTGTACGAGATATATCGTCGGGGCCGCGTGATGCAGAGTGAGTATCACACAGACCAGATCATCAAGCTGGCACAAGAGCCGTTGCCTGCGTTTGAGGACAACAGGCTAGCCAATGCAGAGGTGCAGCGGCGTAGGCTTGAGATCGACAGCTTGAAGTGGACGCTAGCACGCAACATGCCGTGGGGTGTACGCGACAAGAAAGAGGATCAACCGCAAGCCCAGACGTTTACAATCAGTTGGGCTGGTGGTGATGTCGCGGTCAATGCGATGGTTGATGAAGAGCAGGACGACAGCAAGCAGGCGACAAAGCATTGATGCCAAATTATGTGTATACGACACATCCTGTCATTGACAGCTACGCGCGTGAGCCGGGCTGGCTGGACTGCCTCGAAGCCGGGGCGATCAGGCAGGCTAACCACTACATCTTGTGGTTTGCATTTATTGCATGGCTGCGCTGGATATTTTCTGCAACAATATCAAGGGCTTATAAAAGTTTTAACATAATAGCTATTATACGACTGCCGATAAGCCATGCATTTTGCGCAACCCGGCACCCCCACCCCCCGAAAAACCGCCCGCCGCTATATGCGTATATATCACCTATGGGAGCGGGATGTTGATTGAGCCTCTGACTGCCGAGCAGCATGCACTACTAAACCACCTAAGCGCCTTACGAGATGGCATCCTCATATCTCCCTCGATGTCAAAGCAGCTTGAATGTGCGATATTGCTTATTGATGTATACGAGGCTATCTTGGAGAAACACGGGATACTGATTTACGAAGATCAGGAAGAGGTCACAGAGCATTGACGCATATTGAGATACCGTATGAGCCGAGGGAGTTGCAGTTAAAGCTGCACAATGAGATGCAGGCAAAGCGTTGGGGCGTTGTCGTTTGCCACCGCCGCTTTGGCAAAACGGTCTGGGCGATCAACCATATCTTGCGGGATGCTTTGATGTCGGCGAAAGACAACCCCCGGTTTGCCTATATGGCACCCACCTATCGTCAGGCAAAGAACGTAGCGTGGGATTATATAAAACAATTTGCGGGCAAGATCCCGAATGTGAAGTTTCACGAGACTGAATTGCGGTGCGATCTGCCAAACGGCGCGAGAATATCGCTGCTTGGCGCTGAGAACCCAGACAGCCTGCGCGGTATTTACCTTGATGGCTGCGTGATGGATGAGGTTGCCGACATGCCAGAGAATGTATTCCCTGAAGTCATTCGGCCTGCGTTGTCGGATCGCAAAGGGTGGTGCGTGTTCGTCGGCACTCCGAAGGGCCACAATGCTTTCTTTGATAAGTATGAGGAGGCAGCCGGGAACCCAGATTGGCTGGCGGCTGTGTACAAGGCGAGCGAGACAGGCATTTTGGATAATGAGGAGCTTGAGGCTGCTCGGGTTATGATGACTGCCGATCAGTATGCGCAGGAATTTGAGTGTTCGTGGAATGCGAATGTTCCGGGTGCGGTGTATGGCAAGGAGATGGAAGCTGCTCAGATGGATGGTCGGATTACGAATGTTCCGTATGATCCGAGTGTTCGTGTTGATACATGGTTTGATCTGGGCGTTGGCGACAGCACTGCGATATGGTTTACGCAAACGGTTGGGCGTGCTATACATGTTATAGACTTTTATGAAGCCCGAGGTGAGGGGTTGCCTCACTACTGCAAGATTTTGAACAGCAAGGGTTATCTGTATGGGGATCACAATGCCCCGCATGATATTGAGGTTCGGGAGCTTGGGTCTGGGAAGAGTAGGAGAGAGGTTGCTTGGGATCTAGGGCTGAATTTTAGAGTTGTTCCTAAGTTGCCAGTTGAGGATGGAATACATGCGGCGCAGATGTTGTTGCCGCGTATTTGGTTTGATAGAGAGAAGTGCAAGCATGGCTTGGAATGTCTTAGGCAGTATCACCGGGCGTACAACGAGCGCACTAGGAGCTTTAGGGCGGCACCTGTCCATGATTGGTCGTCGCATGCTGCGGATGCTTTCAGGTATTTGGCAGTCGGTATTCGAGAAGATAGAGGACGCATGGCTGCGCCTCAAGCAAAGGCGGTGATGGATTATGATCCATTTGCGGCATAGGAGATAGAAATGAGCTTTTTGAGTAAGGTAAGAGATTTCTTTAGTGGTGGGTCTAGTAGTTCTGGTAGCAACAAAACGCCAAAGGCTTCAACTACCACAAACAGTGGTGACAGGATTACGGTTAGCCAGCCGACAGGCGGTCGGGGTTCTGAGACTGTAATGAGTAAGCCTAAAAACTCTGCAATGGATGATTTCTTGATGGATATTGGTGCGAAGCCAAAGAACGATGTTTATTATCGTGATTTGGCCGAGCGATCGGCAAGAAGTCAGGCCGCAATGCAGCAGGCCATGAGTAGCAGCGATGACGGCCCAGCTCCTGTGCCGCCGCGTTCACCGGGGCCAACGCCAAGGCGAGATGATTTGCGAGATGAGCCAGAGACTGTATTGCCAACAGAAGTTGATCAGCCGTTAACGACTGTTGAGGATATTTCAACGCAGACATTTACGCCTGCTGCTGATTTTTCTCCAGACGTTTCTGTTGGTCAGGCAGAAGACGAAGCTTTGGAGTTGATGAAAAAGGGCCGCCGGGCAACAATTCTAACAAGGTCTGGTGGGCTTCTTGGTTCTGGCGAGGAAGAGGGCAAGACCCGCCGCCGCCGTTCATTGATTGGATAGTGTTATGCTGATTGAGAAAAAGAAGCTGACGAATATAGCTGGACTAATGGGCGGCAACGCTGCCCAGCCTGCCGCGATGTTGGGGCAGGCGACAGTTGATCCGTTAGAGCGTGCGCAGCAAAAAATGGCTGGACGGACGCAGGGTGGCGCGTTGGATGGCGTTCAAGACAAGAAGGTGCGCCCCAAGCGCACGTTAATGACAAATTATGGGATAGGCTAATGGTACAGGTTAATCCGCTCGTTGCGCGTTTGGACAAGAGATATAAGACGTTGCAATCGCAGCGGACAAACTGGGAAAAGCATTGGCAAGAGCTGGCAGACTTTATGTTGCCGCGCAAGGCTGACATTACCAAAAAGCGGACGCAGGGCGACAAGCGAACTGACTTGATTTTTGACGGCACGGCGATCCACGCTGTTGAGCTGTTGGCGTCTAGCCTGCATGGCATGCTAACATCCCCAAGCACGCCGTGGTTTTCAATGCGGTATCGCAGCCCAGGCTTGCAGCGCGATGACGCTGCGAATGAGTGGTTGGAGCTGTGCATGGATCAGATGTACCAGCATTTTAATCGGTCTAACTTCCAGCAAGAGATCCATGAGCTGTATTATGACCTAGTGGTGTTTGGCACTGGTGCGTTTTATGTTTCTGCTGAAGAGGATGGCTTGCGGTTTGCGTGCCGTCACGTTGCAGAGATTTGCATTAGCGAAGACCCTGATGGTCGTGTTGATACAGTGTATCGCAAGTTTAAGCTGTCTGCGCGGGCGATTGCGATGCAGTTCCCGAAGGCGAGCTTGCCGCGCAGCGTTGCAAAAGACCTAGAGGAAGACCCTTATAAAGAGCATGAGGTTATTCATGCGGTATTCCCCCGAGCAGAGGCGAAAGGCAAGCTGGCAAAGCAAAAGCCTGTCGCTTCTGTTTATTATTTAGCTGACAAGAGGGAGCTGCTGTCAGAGGGCGGCTTTGATGAATTTCCGTTCATGTGTCCGCGATTTGTCAAGGATAGCGTAAGCACTTATGGGCGTTCGCCTGCCATGACTGCCTTGCCTGACGTTAAGATGCTTAACAAGATGTCTGAGACAACAATCAAGGCAGCGCAGAAGCAGATTGACCCGCCACTGATGGTGCCTGATGATGGATTTATGATGCCAGTGCGTACAACGCCTGGCGCATTAAACTTTTACCGCTCTGGCACAAGGGATCGTTTGGAGCCGTTGAACATCGGCGCGAACAATCCTTTGGGCTTGAATATGGAAGAGCAACGCCGCAATGCTATTCGGCAGGCGTTTTATGTTGACCAGTTGCTGTTGGGCCAAGGGTCTAACATGACTGCGACAGAAGTATTGCAGAGGAACGAAGAGAAAATGCGGCTGCTTGGGCCTGTCCTTGGTCGCCTTCAAGCAGAACTGCTCCAACCGCTTATTTCTCGCTCCTTTGCATTGCTCCTTCGGGCGGGCCTTCTCCCAGCGCCGCCCGAGGAGCTTCAAGGTCAGGACATCGACATAGAGTATGTTTCACCTCTTGCCAAGGCTCAGAAGCTTACAGACTTGCAGGCGATGCTGCGCGGATTTGAAATCTTGTTGCAAGTTAGCCAAGTTGCGCCTGTTACGGATTATTTGGATGGCGATGCGATGGTGCAGTATTTGGTTGAGACTGCTGGCCTGCCAGCGCGTGTGATACGCGGCACGGCAGAAGTTGAAGAGGTGCGCCGTCAGCAGGCCGAGCAGGCAGCGATGCAGCAGCAGATGCAGCAAGAGATGATGGCGGCTGAAGCAGGCGGCAAGATTGCCCCGCTGATTAAGGCTGCTCAAGAATGAAGAAGGTTGAAGATTTAAAACTAGCCTATCGGCGCACGTTCAATACAGATGACGGTGCGCAAGTATTGAGTGATCTCAAGACCCGATTTGGGTTTGAGGCAACCACGTTTTCTGGCGATCCTTATGAAACTGCATTTAATGAAGGGCAACGCGCGGCTGTGCTGCTGATCGTCAGAATGTTGTCCGAAGAGAAGGATAAAGTATGAGCGAAGAGGCAATCCAAGATGCTGGATCTCAAGAGGCTGTTGCAGAGGCACCAGTTAGCTTTTTAGAAAGTTTACCAGAAGACTTGCGCAATGAACCAAGCTTGCGCACGTTTACTGACCCAGGAGCATTGGCAAAGAGTTATGTAAACGCCCAGCGCATGATTGGCGCTGACAAAGTGGCGCGTCCCGGCAAGAGCTGGACTGATGACCAGTACAATGAGTTTTACAGCTCCATTGGTCGCCCAGATAGCGCAGATGGCTACGATGCCAACTTTGGCGATGATGCTGACAGCGAGCAGATAGCTCGGTTTCGTCAGGTTGCTTGGGAGGCAGGCTTGCAGCCCCGGCAGTTGAGTAAGATTGTTGACTTCTTTAATGAAGCTGGCACAGAGGCTCAGACAGCCACGCAGACGCGCACAGAAGAGGCTGTGTTTGAGGCAGAGCAACAATTGCGCTCTGAGTTCGGACAAGCGTTTGAGCAGCGTATGGGGCTTGCTCAGAGCGCTGCACGCACTCTGCTGGGCAACGAAGGCATGGAGATGTTTGAGAATGTTCAGCTTGCGGACGGACGGATGCTTGGGGATCACCCTGACGTTGTTCGAATGTTTGCAAATCTTGCAGAACAGATCGGCGAAGACAATTTGGTTGGCGAGCCGACAGAGTTAATAATGACCCCCGAGGAAGCAAAATCTCGCATATCAGAGATGACTAGACGAGATGGCCCTTATTTTGATAAGATGCATCCAGAACA